CCTCCGCTAATTGTTCCGCCAGAGACTCGCACTCTGCAGCCACTTCCGCCTCAGTCCAATAGTGCTCGTCATATTCTGTAGGTGCAGGGTATTGCGCCCTGATAGAACGATGAATGGCCAGAGACTTTTTGGTCTTATCATCCAGACCAGGGTCGGAGACCATGGCCTTAGGATCATACATAGCATCCTGCCAGTGGGCGCAATCGAAGCCGAACCACCAGCCCTGCCCGTCGGCATGCTCTACACAGGGCTCAATGTGAGAAAAGGTTAAGCCACCATGGACAGATACATCCACGTCGTTATAGTCCTTCCCATACCAGGGATGGGTAGACGGTACCCGCACATAACCACAGCGACTACTGGCTGGACGAGGTTGGGTGACGGCGCAGAGTAGACCGGCATGGGTCCACTCTCGTTCAATCTTGTAGGGTTGTACAGGTAAGCACATTACAACTTATCCTTCCATAGTGGATTGGGGAATAACCCTCCCCAGGGTTGATAGTCAGGGTCCCAATGAGTGGGCATAGTCATCTCTTTCACTAACTTGTCACGCACTCCCATGGGAAGCTGATCCAAGCTTTCATATAACGCATCTGCCGCTTGGAGCATGCGGTTAAATGACTTAGTAAATTGGAGAATATCCATGTTAGACCATCCCGGGATTTCTCGGACTGGAAATACAAGAAGTGGACCCATCCCTTCACCTCTCTCGCGCTATTCGCGCTCGCGCTCATCGTCTTAATTTCATGATCAGGATAGGTCCGATCTAAGCGCAAATCAACTTTTGCTGGGTGTTTCCAGTCTCGGACTATCGTCCTCGTTCTCCTCGTATTTCTTAATATCTTCTGGGCTGGCCATCTTGCTGTAGATAAAGGGCTGCTTATAGAAAGCCTCAAAGAACTTCCCAAAGCTGGCATAGTCACGGTAGAGCATTTCCGTCATTTGCGGCTTCTCTTCTGGAGTGTCCCAGGACTTCATCTCACACAGTCGCAGCACCACCGATCTTACTTTGTGGATAGCTTCATCCACGGTGGCACTGGTGCTATCAGTAACGTGATACCAGTTCTTACGATCTTCGGAGTCAAATACCTTGTCATCCCGGTAATAGCGAAAGCGGAAATCGAAGTGATACGCTTGATTGGTATCGGGCAGGGGATGTTGCTGGTCAGATACCAGACAGCCCATGAAGTCAGTCTTCTCTTCCAGCTTGATGTACCAGATCCCAATGGGAGGGTGGGCAGAGTCGAGTGTAATCACGCTTTATCTCCATGGAGAAAGCCCCAATCTCCACGACTGGACTGGGGCCGGTTAGTTAGAGTTGTTTGTCGCGATAGGCACGAATGCCTACCTTGGCAGGGAGTAGTTGCAGGCTCTCTCTTCGTTTGAACTCCTCATTAATGGCTTTCAGATCATCCATATCGTGGGAGTCTAATTGTTGGTTACGCATGGTTATGTCGATCATGGCTTGCAAGAGATCGACTTCGGAGACATTGGTGAGATCTGGCGTCTCTTTCTCTTTCATTTTTGGCATGGGTGGCACCTCGATTAAGTTGTGATGTGAACGTGACGAGCAGTAGATGGAGAGATTCCCGCGATGGGAGCACTGAGTTGAGCCGCGTTAGCGGCGCTCATGAGGCGCGTGCCCCCTTTTGCCGACGACTGGCGCAAGCGATCGCGGGCTCACTTGCTCTCAGGGAGAGACTGGTTATTACTGTAGATCTTTGCGAGAGTCCAGCATGGCCATCAGTTCTTGGTAAAGCTGCTCCCGCGCGCTTAGATCGAATTCCGGATTGTCTACGCAGTAGGCACGCCAGAGACAGATCCATTCTTCCAAGGCTTGGCGTAGGGCTATATCGTGGGCCAGGGGCATGGGTTCAGCTCCACTCTGCCCGGAGCAGAGTCACCAGCCACAGCACATAGCAGGCTATGGTGAAAGATGCCAGTAGTTGATTCACGGCTTTCCTCCGTGGAGTCTGATCCACAGCTCACCCAGCCAGCCTGCTACATGGGCCAAGCCCCACAGGGTAGCCAGAATACCTAGCAGGGATAGCAGCAGTTCAGTCATAAAATCCTTCCCGCTACCCGGATACACCACAACAGGGTAGCGATCAGGATCAGAATTGTAAACAAAGTAGCCATGGTTATTTACCTCGTAGTTTCTTCTCTATGGTAGAGACTCTTCTAGCCAAGGCCAGGATTGCAATTTCCAGTATTACCACTGCAATTCCCAGCAGCACAAAACCGATTAATTCCAGGGTAGTCATGGGATTACTAGATTGCTTACGCTCCGCGTTGGTGTTTCAAAGTGGATGGGGGAGGGTTTAAGTTGGGTTACTGGACTGCCTTGTAGGGAGTCGACCCCAGCATCATTTTGTTGGAGACTACTCCGGATTGAATCCAGTTGGAAACGTAGATAGCAATTTCATTCTCATGGCACACCACGTTGGCATGTGCCTTCTTGGGTCCGAAGCGACCCATAAACTCAATGCGATAGTAGAGACCATCGTACTGAGTCACATAGCAGACTCTTCTCATGGGAGTCTCCTCGTTTCATTAGCGCCGCATACGCGGCTCAGATTGTTGGGTGATTGTTTACCGCAGAAAGGGAATCAATGGGGAACTAACTTCCCTGCTTTGATTCTACTATAAGTATATCATAGTAAAGGACTTAAGTCAAATCTTAGAGAGTGGATTAGGATGGGTTTTTCCGGTTTTTCTCCCTGAAATGAGGGGGAATCGAATGGGAAAATTCAGCGTTAGCGCTGCTACGCAGCGTATGCAGAGTCTATGGGAAGGTCTGACGAGTTCTCACACCTATGCGTAAACCCACTTTCCTGCTCCGTGGTGACACATCTACACACAAGATGGACTCATTCCATGGGAAAGGGCTAGAAATGGATTGTAGAGGCTTACAGGTGGGTTTGTGACAGGATAGGGTGGTAGCAGGGAAATTCAAGGTAGGATTCTAGGCAGATTTTAGACAAAAAAATACCCTAGCAGGAGTGACCCTGCTAGGGTGTGGGATATTACGCGGACTGTTGGACTGAGTCTCGGGCTTGCTGCACTGTACCCTCGGCAAGCTGTTCTACCATCTCTTGACTCAGCTTGCGACGGCGAGACAATTCTACCTGTGCGGCCGTAAAGGATTCGTTGACTTTGGCCGGGCCCATGAGTTTTGGGTCCATGGCAGCCAGTAGGATGTCACGGAGCATCAGCACCGACCGCCTACCGTCCACGTTTTTATTCTTCACGAAGGATTCAAAGGACTTAACAATCCTTTCGTGATTTTTCTTGTAGGTTTCAGAATCCCAAGTCTTATCAATTTGGGCTTTCCGTTTCCCACGTACCATCTCATCGATGGTATTGACGAACACTTGCGCCCACACTTCACAGGTTTGTGAATCAGTGGTCTCCGGAATCCCCCCGCATGCCTTGATTGCCTTTTCAAGTACGGGCAGAGGCTTTCCGTTGGCACTATCAAAGGCGCCCCGCGCATCCCAGATACGAGATAACGCGGTTTTAATAACGCCATTTTTGGCAAAGGCAAAATTGAAGCTATTGGCAATGCCAATATAGACGTAACAAGTAGTGCGCGATTTCCGCAGATACTTGTCAATACAAACGTCCAAAAAGGTAGGCCACGTATCCCCCAGCACCGACTCGCAACGAATGAGAGTATTTCCGATGGAAATTTTGGAATTTCCCTCAGAAGCGAACTCTTCCAGCAATTCATCCCACAAGGGAAGGATTGCATCTTTTCGCTGTTTGTCTAGTTTGTCGGTGAATTGCCCGATCGCTTGCATGGGAGAAAAGACTTCCGTCTTTTTCGCGGCAGCTTCTTTGGCAGCTTCTGAGATTTTGTTGGCAACCTTAGAAGCACGTTTGACCGCATCTTTTGCAGCCTGTTTCATTGTGGATACCATTTTGATTCTCGCTTTGGGCTCACACTCATGCAAGGGAGAGGAAACCTTGCATATTTCATTATTTGGAGACTGCTATGGGTTTATCTCCATCGTACTTTTCGCTATACCGTACTTCCTGATACAGGCGAACGGTTAACTTGCTGGGAATCCTCAGAGCACGACACATATTGTCGAATGCTCTGGGATTTCGTACGGCGTGGTATAGGTCCACAAGTTCTATGTAGATTTCCTCGTGGGCTTGCTGTATCTGGGATTCAATGTGCTTCAAGGCGGTAATCGAATCTACTACCTTGAGTAGCTTTTCAGACTGTACATTCATGGCCGGTAATTCTCCCTTCCATGAGTGTGAGCATGATATTGTGCTTTTATCGGAAGCTAAGCGGCCACTGGTATTGGATTACCAGACGGGGAGAAACATTCCTTCCCCTTGCAGAGTCTTACACTCTGAGATACAGGGAATCCGGTTGCTGGGAGAGCACTTTCCCCGGAGTGCGGTAAACGCTTCACGCCACTGACAGACCGCGACTGCCCTGCACTGCAAGTCAAGTGTCGCATATTGTAATCACTATGTCAAGTATTATTATGCGATCATTCAGGTGTACACCTATAAGTGTATTGTTATCACATATATATAGCAATTGTAAATTCTCAGTCCGATTTCCGGACTGGGAATTGCTTGTCACTTGTGCCAATATTCAAGCATCCATGACCCCTGATGAGAGACCTTTGGTGATCGCTCTAGTCAACCAGTGGTTAGCTAAACCCAAGCACAGTAACACGTTACCGGGTAGCAATCGCTTTGCTGGTTTGATTGGGGCAGCTGTGCGACAGCTACGTTACGGAAACCCACCTAATCGTTACCAACGTCTTGCCTACCGCATGCACAAGAAACGAAGAGCCAAAGCGGAAGCCATTCGCCTCTATGGCCCCACTGATCACTAGTCACTCCCCTAGGGAGGTTCCCCCAAGAATCTCCGAGCCCCCACTCGCCTCCCTGCCGTTCCCCGATTGTGTGTCGGCTCCTACCACCCCCAGAAATTAGGACCAACTTTACCGTATACATTGGTGGCAATATATGGTAATCGTACTGGGTGGGTAGGATTTTGGACTTGTCACGCTTCCTGGGAATCTCTGGGGCAGGTCTAGTGGGGGTAGATCAAAAGAAGTGCCGCGATGACAGCGCTGATAGGGTACAGGTGAAAGTGGGAATTCGTCAAGAGGGAAAATGGCAGAGTTGATCCATACCGTATCCTTCCGGGTTAAGTCTGAGACTTACCAGCGTTTACAAGATCTAGCGGAAGACAATAACCGTAAGCTGGGAGACGTTGTCAGAATCATTGTGGAAGAAATGCTGGTTTGGGAGGCTAGAAAAAGTGGGAAAGTACAACCTGACCACCATTCGACCTAAGGGCTTCCTCCACTCCTCTGCCTTCTCTGAGGTGAAAGACTCCTTAGCTTGGTCTCTGGGAGAATTAGGCCATGAGGTCATGCTCACAGAAAATGCCTGGGTCCACCAAGGCATGAACATTCTGTTCGGTTCCGAACTGCTCGGACCCTCATCTACCATCCCAGACAACACCATCGTCTTCAACATGGAACAACCCACTCATCCCAAAATGGATAATGTGAGACGATTAGCCCACGGCCACACCGTCTGGGATATCTACACCCAAAACGTGAGCGATTGGCTTCGTCTGGGCATTGACGCCCACCACCTCCCCATTGGCTATACCCCCAATCTGTCTCGCATCCCGCAAGCCCAAGTGCGCGACGTCGACGTATTCTTCTCGGGCTGGATGACTGCCCGCCGTATCAAGATCTTGCAAGATTTGCGTGCTTCCGGTCTCACCGTCTACGCCTCTGATTGCTGCTATGGGGGCTACCGGGATCAAATCATCTCGCGCAGCAAAATCTGTCTCAACATCCACCACGATGGGCGTGATCTGTTTGAAATTGTGCGGGTCTCTTACCTGATGGCCAACGGCAAGTGTGTCGTCACCGAGGAGTCCACCGACGATCGCGATCACCACGACCTATTCTCCGGTCTCTACTTTTCTACTACCCCAGAGATTGTCAACAATTGCAAAGCGTTGGTGGGAAACCCGGGTTCGATCACGGCCTGGGAACACGCTGCCGAGGTATTCACTTCCCGGGATTTCACCGGTTCCGTCGATCGCGCTCTTCGGGGAAATCAGGTGACCATCACCAGCGCTCCTCAGGACAAGATTCGGGCCCGCTACTCGGAGGGCTTAGCCACCGGGGACATGAAGGACTTCTTGCCCCTGCTGCGTGGTCTCGCCCAGGGGCGCATGCTGGAAATTGGTGTCCGCGATGGCGCCTCGACGTCTGCGTTCCTGCTAGGCTTAGAGGATCGCGACCCAGAAGGGAGACTCTACTCCATTGACATCACTGATTGTTCGTCTCTTTGGAGGCACCCGCAATGGCACTTCATCCAGGGCGATAGCCGTACGCAGAGTTTCGAAGATCATTTCTTTACTCTTGCATTTATTGATGGCGACCATACTCGGGCTGGGTTCCTGGCAGATCTGGAAAATTGTCTTCGCTGGGTAAAGCCGGGGGGCCTGATTCTGTGCCACGACATTTCCCCTTTACCCAACTACACCAACGAAGCCCGTGGGGGCGACTGGCCCAGTGAATACGTGGGTGAAGAATTCTTTGCTTTTGTGCAGAAGCATAAGCTACGCCACTTCACTTACCCGGGCGCCTGGGGCATGGGAGTCATCGTCAAGTAATGCCTAGCAAAGATAAGTGGTCTCGTATGTCGGAGGAAGCTAAGGATCGTAGTCGAGCTTATGGTCGCAAATATTATTATGATCATTGTGAAAGGAGAAAGGAAGCAGCACGAAAGTGGTCAAAGGAACATCCTGAGATTGTCAGAGCTAGATCCAGGGCGTATGGCAGAGGGAAGTATTCTGGTTTACATATCGGTGGTGAGACTCGCTTAGGTACTTGTCCGATTTGCTTATGCCAAGATCAGAAACTACTTCCTGATCATGATCACGGTAATGGGAGAATGCGTGATTGGATTTGTCGCGTTTGCAATGTTCAGTTGGGCCAATTCGAAACTAGAGAAGCAAACGGGAAGCACAAAAAATTCCGGGAATACTTATCACGATACCTATGAATATCCTTTTCATAAGTCCAGCAGCAGGTTGCGATTATATGTGTGACATGCTATTCCACGGTCTGCGTTCCCAGTTTGGTTCTCTGGTGGTCGACTACCCCCGCATGCCCTACATGTACCAGAGCTACCCGGCACTCGACCTGCTCTACGGCAAGGGCTTCTCTCTCTATGGCCTGCTCCCTGAAGACGATCACATCGATCGCGCCTTCATTCAAGACAAGATCCGCAGTCACTACTATGATCTCATTCTCTACGGTTCCATCCACCGCTCCCAACGCTACATCGATCTCGTCCTCTCCAAATACAAGCGTCACGAAATTCTCTTCATTGATGGAGAAGACCAGTCTTCCCTGCTCTACGATCTCAAGAACTTGGGCATCAACTTCAAGCGGGAGTTGGCTGCAGAATTACCCGGCATTCATCCCATTCACTTTGCCATCCCCACCTCTAAAATAGGAACTCAGCGCCATGTGCCAAAATCACGAGTTCGTGCTCACATTGACCCTCGGGACCGATCGACGTACATCTACGAATCAGAGTCAGCTTATTACGAAGACTATGCATCTTCACTATTTGCTTTCACCACCAAGAAATCCGGTTGGGACTGTCTCCGTCACTACGAAATTATGGCCAATTCCTGCATCCCACTCTTTCTTGATCTTGACCAGTGTCCTCACACAACTTGCATGCAACTCCCCAAACAAGAGTTGAAGGAAGCTCTCGATCTGATCGGCCACGATGGCACCTACTGGGACACTCCAGAAGGCATGAACGTGTGGCACTCGCTCCATCGCCGCATCCATATCAAATTTGTCTGCCACTCCACCACTGAGCATCTTGCCCAGTACGTGCTGGAGACACAACGAATCGAGGCTTCGCGCAATGCCGCCTGAGCGTCACTCCGTAACTCAACCTAGTGTTGACTGGGACTACCTCCGCACTCGCAAAATCATGCTGGCCTCGCCCCTCTATGGGAACTCCTTATTATATGGGTACCACACCTCCGTACTCTCTCTGGCTCTCTCTTGTCAAAGATCGGGCGTCAAACTGGGCGTCAAATATGTGGGCTGCGATTCGCTGGTGCCGCGTGCGCGTAACCGTCTGGTTGCGTTTTTTTTGCGCGATCCTGACGCTACTGATTTGTTGTTTATCGATTCTGATATATCGTTCACTGCAGAGGATGCTCTCAGTGTGCTCTCGTGTCGTGAATCGATTGTAGGAGCCGTCTACCCGCGCAAGCAGTTGAATTGGACACGCATCAGAGAAGCTGCCTTAGCAGGTGCCAGCGTGGAAGATCTCCCGGCCTACGGATTCATCCCAGTCATGAACTGGAACGGCGCAGGCGACTATCCCCTGGACTCTCTCTTTGAAGTCAAGCACTTAGGCACGGGCTTTCTCCGTATCCAGAGGGAAGTATTCTCCACCATGATCGACCAGCTGGGTGACCAGATCGCCTACGATTACTCCACCGACGAGTCCATCTTCCAAGGCGCCACGGGCCACGATTTCTTTCCTACTGGCCCCGACATTCGCTATCCTCTGGGCAGTGGTGGCCGCCAGTACTTGAGTGAGGATTGGGCCTTTTGTGAACTAGCTCGCCAGTGTGGCTTCTTGCTCTACGCCGCTCCCTGGGTACAGCTCACCCACTCGGGCTACGCCGACTACTTCGGCTCGCTGGCCTCCCTGGGAGAATTAGAGGTAAAGTCGTGAAACAGCTACAAGCCCCGTGGTGCCACTGGCCGCAATGTGGCAGACAAATGTTTCTCCTCAACGAGAACGAATCCTTTTGGATGTTTCAGTGTGAGTGTGGCTGTTCGCGGGCTCTCACCAAGCCCGCTGCTAGGGCCCAGTCCATGTACACCGCCTACGAGAATTCCGTCGAGCAGCAACGCCGTCTCCACAAGTATCTCAACTCCCGTCCGTCGTATTTACTCCCCGGAGGAAAACAATGAGTCCCCGAACCTGGACCCCTGAACAACGTGCCGAGCTAGGTGCCAAGATCCGTGCTGCTAAGGCAGCCAAGGCTGCGCTACCAGAAGGAGTGGCAGGGATCTCGGATAATTTCTCCGCCAATCCCATCGCTGATGATATTGTCACTGCACCTAAAACTCGTTTGGTGTCCCGCCCTAAGCGCCCGTTAGAATCTCCGCTTGATGCCGACTCCAGTGTTGCCGCCGTGTTATCTGCGCTGGAGTCCCTGCCTTTGGGCACCATCAGCTACACCGATTGTGGGCGTCTGCTCAATGCTCTCTCCGCTTCCTCGGCAGCAATCGCGTTAGCCCGCCGTCAACGCCAAGAGCAACTCGAAGCAGGCACTCACCAAGCCGAGTGCAACACCTGTCATCGCCGCATCGATATCTCTAAGGCTGGGGGCTTCCAGATTCTGACCGAACGTGACGAGCACTTCATGCCCGTCAATCGCTACTACTGCTCCCAGAATTGTTTGCTGGCACGCAACATGCCCTCGCATGCCAAGCAGACACCTCGCGAGAAACGGGAGAACCAGGCATGAGGGTATTCAACCAGTTCCGGACCTGGCATGAGGTCTCCTCTTTCACTCTCTTAAGCTTTGGCTACAGCAAGGATTTTGCCTGGATCTGTATTTGCAATTTTACGCTGGAGTGGCCGCTCAGTTCGACGGGTCGCGAAATTCACAATGTTCAACCTTGACAGAGCAGAAGAATTTCTGGGTCGTCTCCCCATTCGGGATAAACTCTCCCAGCGTCTCATCCCGTTTACTCTCAACCCTTCGCAGCGCAAAGTTCACCACGCCTTAAAGCTGCAGAACTCCAAAGACCGGCCCATGCGAGCAGTCATTCTCAAGGCGCGGCGCCAGGGGATCTCCACCTACACCGACGCGATGCTGGCTGTCCATGGTATGGCTCGCTCGGGCACCAACTCTTTGGTGGTGACCCATGACTTCAAATCCTCGAAAGAATTATTCAAGACGCCCAAAACGCTAGTCACGGAATCCCTACCTAACCAGAAGACGCTTAAATCCGTGATTCCACTTCCGCCCATGACGCAGCACAAGATCACCTTCCCACATCCCGGAGGCGACTCTTACCTGTCGATCGCTACCGCAGGCAACGTGGAAGGTGGGCGCGGCATGTCGCTCACTGACATGCACTGTAGTGAGGCCGCGTTCTATCCTGGTCAGGGTACCTTCGCAGCCCTACTCCCCACAGTCCCACGTTCCAGTGACACCATCATCGTGGTAGAGACTACTGCCAACGGACGCACCGGCATTGGTGAGGTCTTCTACGATTTCTGGAACGCTTCCGTACGGGGCGACACTGACTTCGCAGCCATCTTCCTGTCTTGGCTCATTGATCCCACTTGCGTTGACTATGACCATCCTGTCCCCGACGCCCCCAAAGACGATGACGAACGTCTTCTCATGAACGAAGGCATCAACATTGATGGCAAGCTGATCAAGGCCACGCCGCAACAAATCGCATGGCGACGCATGACTATTGACAGCCCCGCCTGCCGGGGCTACGTGGAAATCTTCGACCAGGAATTCCCTGTCACCCCCGACGTCGCGTTTATCTCTACTGGTGAGCCCGCGTTCACCCGGGAAGAAATGGCCATCGCCCGCAATTCCATCCAGCCCTATAAGAAGGTAGAGATTGCGGGAGAACTAGGAGGTGGCTCCGCCCACATCTACTGCAAGCCCAACGACGTTTCCCCGGTACTCCAGTGGGAACCACCCCAAAAAGATCATCGCTACTATTTTGGTGTGGACGCAGCGCGAGGCAAAGATGAAGGCGACTTCGCGGCCATCGTGGGCATCGACGGCGACACTGGCCATCAAGTCCTGCGCTATGCCCAGCGCGTCGACCCAGAGTATCTTGCCCGCCTTTGCCACTACATTGGGCACTACTACAACAAGGGCATGCTGTGCATTGAGTTAACTGGCAACTTGGGCCTCTGGTGCCAGATGCGCCTACGCGATTACTTCCACTATCCCAACATCTACAAATGGCGGGGCACCCGCGACGATAAGGTTTCTCCCGGCATGACTTCGGGCAAACGTGGGGGAACCTACGGCTGGGAAACGACTTACCGTTCTCGTGAGCGCCTACTCATCACCTTCCGGGAATCCATTCTGCACCGCATGTGTACAGTTAGAGATGAAGAAGTCGTGCGTCAGATGGATGTGGCTACCCGCAAAGACTCCTGGGAACGTTGGGAGATTGCTTTCGGCCACGATGACGTGCTCATGGCGTTCATGCTGGCTAATATTGCTCGCTCGGAATGGCATCCACGCAGAGTAGAAGGCGCTACATCTTCTGTCTCCACCGACGCCGACTACGACTCTAAAGCGTTGCGTCGCCTCAATCCGCAAACTTCCTTCGAGCATCTGGGCTCAGTGACGGCGGCGATCTTCAAGCAAGTACAGCGCGAGAAGGACAAATACGATCGCGAGGAATCCGACCGAAAGCGAGGTTGGCGATGAGGACATTTAATTTTCTGGGTTGGGAATTCAGGGATGAAGATTGTTACCTAGTTCTTGAAAAAGAGTTACTGAATCCTCATCCTCCAGAAGCTATATTGTCCTACAAGTGTTATTCCAAACCAGAGCGAAGATCGTATGCAGCTGCTTGGTTAATCTCTCATTGGTATGAACATGCTTTAGAGGTATGCCCTTGTATTCAACAGGGAGACTCCAACAACAACTTTCGTAGGGCCTTTATTGATGTCGTGTTGAAAATGGAGTCCTCATGCTCATGAACGCATTCCCTCGCACCCAGGGCGCCCTCTCTCGGGAGTCCTACCTCACCTTATTATTACTGGGCATGATCCACCAAGCAGGTGGGGAACTCCGTCTCACCGCAGAGTCTTTGGAAAAACTCGACAGTGGTGGTACATTGCTGGTGGACTGGGATATCCCCACCCAACAGCTAGTGTTGCGTGCGGGGTCGCCTGCCTTGGTGATCGCTCCTGTCAGAGGAACTGGATGGCAATCGACAACTTCAACTTCCCCCTCCGCGTCTCCAGAACCCTCAAAACACCGGGTCATGACCGAGGACCAGATCCTCTCCGACATAGCGAAGAAGATTCAGAACGAGAACATGCGGAAGTGGAGGGAGCAGGGAGCGGCAGCGGTAGCGGGAATGCCTTCTCCGGACGAGGCGTAAACACCCAGTCCGTCATCGGGGAAATCTATGCGGAATTTGCCGACCGTCGTCAGAAGGATAAAGTCTCTGCCTGGATGTGGTTACAGCAAGCGTTAGCTCGCAAGGCGGGTGTACTCTCCCCTATCGCGGTTTCCTTGAAAGACTTGACTGCCACCTTGGAAGACATTGAGATCATGCTGAAAGGTCAGCAGGGAGAATCCGGGGAGACGCCCACGGAGTACTTGGAGAAATTTCTCACTACCCCCGGGACAACCCAATGAGCACTTCTGCGGTGATGACCGGTCCCTCGTGGTCGATGCGGGCCAACTCCTCCGGCTCCGACGAGCGACCGGCATTAGTCCAGCAAATTGATCTTCTCCAGCGTATTGCCAAAGATGCCAAGCGGGACATGCTGGGAGCCGACTGGTTTACCGAAGTGAAAGACTTCTTCTCAGTCGCGTCCGCCCAGGGTCCCGCCTCCCTCTCTTACCGTCCCAAGGTCGACATCCCGCAACTACAAATGTTCATGCTGGCAGAGACGGCAGAACTTGCTGATAATACTCCAGTTATCTTCATCACTGGAGAAGATGGCAACCGCGACAAGCCGCGCGAGTCGATCTATCGTGGGATCTGGAAGCAAGAATGGTATTCGCTCTCCGTCATGATGGCGCAGTTGTGGGCTAACTTTGGGGGTACCGGCATTCTGGCGGCAGGGATCGACCCATTTGCATATAATGGACGCGGTACGGTGTGGCTAGAAGCGATCGACCCTGATGGCTTTGATCCCGATCCCACGTCTATGGACGATTCCTGGGAGTATGTGGTTTGGACTCGTCCCATGACGCTCGATGCGGTGCGGCGCCGCTGGCCCGATACCGGGTTCCGCGTGCCACCCAGACCGTCCGCGCGTAATCCCGTGGGTGGAAGCACTCCTTCCATGCAAATGCCCTTTGGTCCCATGACTTCTATGGGAGGAGCGCCCGCATCCAAAGGCGTACCCGCCACCGGTCTCGTCAACGTTCGCTATTGCTACACGCTAGATCCCACACCAGAGAAGGTGAAAGATGCTGCCGGATCGAAAGCTGCGGATAAGTTTCTCTCCGCTTCCAAGTTCAAACTCAGATTCCCCAATGGAAGACTCACCATTGACGGTGATGGCGTCGTCCTCTACGACGGAGACAACCCTACTCCACACCGAAAGTTCCCCTTCGTTCCTTACTGGGGACTACCTAAACTCGAAGGCTTTTGGGCTCCTCCTCCAATCCGCTATACGCGAACATTGCAAGAGTTTGCCGAACGTTCCCTCACCCAGGCTTTTGAGAATGCATATCGATGTAATAATGGAATCTGGTTGTTGCCCGACGGTAGCGGTCTCGACGCAGACAAGTTCGGAGGACTCCCCGGAGAGATCCAGGTAGTCAACATGAATCATGGAGAGCCCAAGTTTGTCTCTCCCAACGCTTTCCCCGCCTCCTACCTGGAATACATCAAGTTTGCACTCGACCAGCAATCGCAACTGCAGGGCTACTCGGGCGCTCGTGGGGGCCAACCGGGATCAGGCAATCTAAGCGTTGAACTGTATGAATCCGCCATTGAGGAGTCTTCTAAGCTGACTAAGCTGCGAGCCCGCATGTCGGCCCGTTCTACCCAGAAATCTGCCGAGTTGGTGTTCTACTTGTTTGCCAAATTCTTTGGGGAGCGGCGTGGTCTTAAGTTTCCTACCACTGACGATTCGGGTGAATTTGTGATGTCGGAGTGGGAGCCACTGTCTGACTATTCCAACTGGAATATCATGTTAGACCCGGGTTCCATGGAAGCGATGAGCGCCAAGAATCTGCGCAAGGCTGCCATCATGTTGAAGCAGGCAGGCGTGATTGATAACGAGACACTACTCACTACACTGGGCTGGCCGGGAGCGAAAGAGATTGCCGAGAAGGCGGAACAGGAAGGTGCCATGCGAGCACTTCAAACCGTGAAGAAAGGAAGAACAGTGAAATGAGTGATACGCAGACTACCGACAATGTAATTCCTGCGGCTCCTCCCTGGGTGCTTGAACCGGGCACTCGCTGGATCAAGGTAGGAAGATTTGCCCGAGAGTGGAACAAAAATCGCAGCACTATCCGGCAATGGTGTGAGAGTGGATACTTCTGTTCCTTGGGTATATCCACCTATCGTGATCATCATGGAGTCTGGTTTATCCGCGTTTCCTAGCTGGCGATATTGCTGGTCTCAATTTGACAACTCCCTCTGTCAACCTCCACTGTAATTCCTGAGATGGTCGTACGCGGCAACCAGGTAGAAATTCTACGTCAGGGAACTGATTGGGAAGATTGGCGGTTGGGCATCCAGCTCGCAATCAATGGACAAGTGGCGATGATGTTTGATCTCCACAAATCTATCGTTGTCGAGACCGGAGATGGCACACCCGCCTATGAGGAGTTAATGCACGATACTGCATTGAAACTCCTATCTCAACATGGTCCTGTCCAACCTGGAGTGCCCGCTGCGTCACCTCGGTGAAGAACAAGATGTAGCTCTCACTTTAATCGGTGATTGAGCGCCACTGAATCAGTGACGCAGAAAGGAGACCATCATGCTGGGAAACTTTGAAGTTCGTAACCGCGGCAAGAAAGGCCGTCGGCGCTCTCACAAAAAGTAGTCAGAGTCGGCTGATTACTCCGTGAATGGGGCGGTAGTCGATGGGTTCTGCCGCCCCACCTTCTATGTCTAGAAAACGCACAAAACGGTCCCGCCGTCGCGGTGACAAGACCTATTAGTTGAGACGCGGTAGCGTCGCTAAGGAGAGCACCGTGAAAGATCCACGCATGAA